GACGTGCAGGGTAGCGTGCTTCTACCCACCCAAGAGTAGGCGGCCTTGGGACGGCTGGTGCATCTCCACATCGGCCCACTCCGGAGCCTGGGGCCGCCGGCGCCTACCGATTTCGAGTCTAACTCCACATTACAGTGAAGCTGGACCCCTGCCGACACCCTCTAAGTGATTGATTCTAGGTCCAGCCAGGGGCGCGAACGCAACAGAATGACTGATTTGTGGAGTTCGCGGTGACTCCTAAGTACCTGACAGAAGAGGAGTTACGGGCGCTGTTTTCGGCGATCAAGGGCCTCCGAGACCGGGCGATCTGGACGGTGGCGTTCTGGCGGGGCCTCCGGGCGAGCGAGGTGGGGCTGCTCCAGGTGGCCGACGTCAGGCTGAAGGTCGGCCGGATCTACGTGCACCGGCTCAAGGGGTCGCGGAGCGGGGAGCACCTGCTATCCGATGAGGAGCTGCGCGCGCTGCGGGCGTGGTTGAGGGTGCGGGGATACGATCCGGGCCCACTGTTTCCGTCCCGGCGGAGACGGGGGATCTCGCGTTACCAGCTCCACCGGCTGATGCAGAGGTACGGCGCCGCGGCGGGCCTGGCACCGGAGAAGCGGCACTTCCACGTGCTGAAGCACTCGGTGGCGACTTGGCTGATGGGGCGCCCGGACAGCGACATTCGGCGGGTGCAGGACTGGCTCGGGCATGCCAACATCCAGTCCACGGTGATCTACGCGCAGATCACGAGCGCGCAGCGCGACGATTTCGCGCGGCGAGTGTTTGGGAGGCGATGATGGAGAAGAGCAGAGATTCCGGGGTCGAGATCCTGTTGGCAAACGTGCCGGCAATGGTCATGGCGGGCCTGGCTGTGATAGCCGCGGCCAGAGGTTGGTTGTTGCTGCCGGTCGGGCTGTTCGTCTTGGCGGCGCTGCTCATACACACCGCCGGACAGAGAGACTGATGCTGAGGCGCGGATTCTTCGCGGCGTTATTCGGAGCGGGTGGTCTGAAATCGAGGCCGCCAGGTCCGGACCTGTCGAAGTGGAAGATCAGGCGGTTGAAGTGCTCGGTGCCGTGCGACTGCATGATGGCGGAACACCAGCACGGAGACTTTAATGCGGAGTTCGAGATCACTGACCGGGTGACGAATGGCTCACGCGTAGCCTGTAGGGCGTGTGTGGAAGAGTTGCGGCGGGCGCCGGTGCGGTTGTTGGGGTGAGGATCGCTGGGGCGGGCTGACTCTCGACTCGCGGAAGTCAGCCCGGCCCAGGCCGGGGTTAGGCGCGTTCTGTAATCGAGATGCGCATAGACCGCGCATCATCCGGGTAGCGTGCCACCACGTCGTCAGGATTGCCTTCGACGGGCCTGACATCCTGGCATTCGCCGACCAGACGCGCAAGCTCTACTCGCGCATCTGGCAGAGATCGCACTTCGGCCATGCAGGTGACAAGGCCGTGGACTGTCACAGTGACATGGTACATTTCAGCCCCCTCCAGGGCATCTGGCTGCGCTCGGGGAGTGTAGCCAGGTGCCCGCCCCACTACGGGGCGGGGGGTGGAGCTACTCAAGCCTGATCTCCTTCCCACGGGGCCAGGCACGGCAACTTAGCCGCCCGACGCCAATGGCAGATACGCTCCAGCGCCTTGTGCGGCTGGCCGTCTTTCCGGGTCCACACCGATAGCACCCATTCTCGGCCCGCCTCTGGCTTTGCGGGCAAGAGGTCGAAGGATTCCGGCGTCAGATGCATTGAGTAGGGGGAGTCGGTGTCGTCCTGCCACATGATCTCGACCGCCTGCAAAGCTCCCGCCTCTGGCCATGGCCCGCGCGACAGCACACAATGGGTGCCTGCGCGCATGTCAGCTAGATCGTCGTATCGCGCCGGAGGGAGCAACACCCGGATGGCGCCAGCGTTGACGGAGGCAAACACCTTGCCCGCACGGGCTAGGTCGGTCTCCCAGTAGTTCGTCCACACGATCAGCGGGCCATGGTTGGTGATTTTAAGCATGTTCCACCTCCCGCAATATCCGCAATATCTGGATGCACGCCCCGTCCGACAATCGGCCTGGGTCTGCCTGGAGATGGTGACGCCCTGTGCGCTGAGCTAGGGCCTTAGCGTCGCGTTCAGCGCCAGCGACTGACCGCCGGTCGCTAGATGCTCGCTCCTCCGCGCGGTAGGTGGGGTCGCCGTCGCGTGTCAGCTCCACGCGATATCGGACGGCACCCCAGTAGGAGTATGATGCGTGGGTCTTGGCGGAACTGACCCGGACGCAAGGGATAGGGCCATGGGCGCGGATATGCAGGGCCAGCGAGTCACGTGCCTGCTGGGCCTCTCTCGCCCGTCGCCGCTGCTTTTCTTCTCGCACGGCGGCATGGGCCGCGTGCAACTCTCGGGACAGCGCCGCCTGTGGTGAGGCCCACAGGATAAGTGACGTTCGGACGCCGCGGTAATCATAAGCGGCAGGGTGCAGCAGTCGATCCCGAGCATCCGCGATGTCCTGGCGGAGATGCCCATTACAGCGGCCCGCGTGATCGTCACGGTACGCTACGTCGTAGACTACAGCGGGCAGATGGGTACGGGCGTATTCCTCGCCCACGTGCGCGCGGAACCACTCGCGCTGGGCCGATAGATCGAGGGGGGTGGGTCGGGGGGCACGCGCCCAGGGCCACCGGATCACCTCCACTGGCACCCGATAGCGGTCATGTAGGGCGGCGTAGCACCCTAGGTAGAGCGCACGCGGCACCCAGATCCGCGTGATAGTGGCTGCCTGCGCTACCCAGCCATGTTCGCCGATCACGATCTCGCCATCGGGCGAGACCTCGACGATGGCGCGATCGGAGGACTGACAGTCTGTGATGGCGTCGGCCTGGAGAGCTGCAAGATCGTGGTAGGCGTGGATGCCCGACTCGGCTGGCTGGGGAGGGCCGAATGTTTCGGCGCGCGCTATCGGCCAGCGCATATACTGTGCGGGCGACACCAGCGTGTCGCCGTGGACTCGCATGATCTTCAACCCCGTCATGCGACCGCCCTCCGGGTAGTGGCGAGCACCACCAGATCAGTCAGCGTCTGGACCTCGGCAGACTGGGTCGGTGCCTCGGGTGGTAGCAGGTACTCCAGCGGGATGCGGCCCTCACGGAGGGCCATGGTGGTGATGATGGCGAGCTCCAGGAGCTCGTGTAGCGTCATACCGGGCAGCGCGATCACCCGGTCTGACGGATCACGACGGGCTACTGTCACCCGCCGAATCTCTCTGCCGATCTGCATATCTCCTCCGTTCCCCTTTTTCGCTGGGGGTGCGTTCCCGGCGCGGGTTGCCCTCGCTCTTCCGGGCTGGGTTTTCCCCACCACTGCCCGCCGCCTGGGGTGGGCAGCGGTGGAGGGGCGGCTCAGGCCGCCCGGTCGACGATTGACTGTGCTGCCAGCACGCGGTCCGCAGCCTGGGTCAAATCGTCCGCTGCGTATGCAGCGCGGGCTGCGCGGATCTCTGTGTCCGCAGCTGGCGGCCAAGCCACCGGATCATCCGCCAGTAATTCGGCGTCCGACTCGCAGACGCCGTGAAATCGCGCACCCAACATTTCGAGTAATTTCATTTACGTGCTCCTGGTCGCTGCGGGCAGTGGGGCAGGTGGCGGCGGAGGGCCGCAGCGCCGTACTCCTGGCGGCACCAGGGGCACGGCGTCATGATCGCTGGCTGGCCCCCGCGGCGATGCCGGCGCCTGCTCTGTAGCAGGCGCGCGGCCTCGCTCGCCTGCCTCGCTGCCTGTGTTTGTTTGCTCACAATCCCAGGGTCGCACATCGCGCTGTACTTGTCAAGTACTGCGCTGGTGAGATTGGGGCTAGACCGTTGATTCGCAGGCAGAAATAATTCTGCGGGGATGGCGGCGGGCGGGGCCCGGCGCCCTGCTTCGCGCGCCGCACCGGGCGCGTCTATACCTGCGCGCGAGGGCTCACTCGTCGGGACGGATGTGGAGCTGACGCAGGAGGTCGACGGTCAGTGGTACATATAAGCCGTCATCACCGAGGACATAAACGACTACACCGACTGGCCTTAACCCTGCCAACTGAGGGACTGCAGCGCTGAGGCAGCGGAGGGGTGTCGGTGCGTACGACCCGTCCGGATGATGCTCGCAGAGACAGACTAAAAGGTAGTTCGCAGCGCTGACTCGTACGACGTCGGCGGTGGGTTCGACTTGGAGGATTGGTTCGCGTTCAGGCACGGGCCAAGTATAACAACCTGCGCGCGAGGCCGCCGGGCGACTGGCGCGCGATGCCACCGGCGAACTTGTCCGGTCGCTCGGTTGTCCCGCCAGGCACGATATTGGATGCGGCCGTTGACGACGCGGAAATCCAGCCTGTGCGTCAGGCCGCAGTCGCAGCAGGTCAACTGGTATGCTCTGCGGACCGGCTGGACCCACTCGCCGTCTCGGCAGCGGTGCGTCGTCATTGCTACGCGGCGGGGGCGGGCGCGGGCGCCGGCGCGGCGGGCCGGGTGAAGGCGACGGTGGAGATCGAGCCGTCCGACCAGCGGACGATCAGCAGGTCGGGCTGAGTGTCGAGCTTCTGGGTGTTCTGGATGAGCTGGCCGGCACCGCCGGCGGCGCGAAGGTCAATCAAGGTGATGGTCATGCGGGGTTGTCGGCGGCGGGGCCGGTGGACTGTGGGCGGCGGAGGACCCAGCCAGGGCAGCCGCCGACGATGCTGATGGGCACGCTCTCCGGCACCAGCTCGCATACGGGCGATCGTGCGCGGTGGTCGGCGAGGAGGCGCAGGAGGAATGCGGTACCTGATCGAGGCGGGACCACGCTGCCGCGCTCACGGCAGACGTCGCAGCGCCAGTGCTCGAGGCGGGGGGTCATGGGTAGGCCTGCCTGGCCGCAGAAGCGCAGCGGCTGCACAGGTTTGGCTTGGCCCAGACGCGGGACTCCGAGCAGCCGCAGACCACGCAGGTGTGCTCGACGCCGGCGGCGATGCGGGCCTGGCGCTGAGTCTCGGCGTCGGCGGCTTGCGCGATCGCGTTGACCGTTTCGTCCATCCCGTACTGCCGCGCCGCGTCGAGCGCCAGGCAGGCATCGGCGGCATCGACGGCGAGTTGCCACTCGTTGGGGGTCTCCGGATCGCGTGGCTGCTTCATACAACCTCCCTCGGTTGAGTGGTTTCTACTGCGGGTGCCGGAAGCGCTTTCAGACCGCGCTCAATGAACGCCTCGAACAGGGTCTGGCCGCCCTGTTGCAAATACGGCAGGAAGACTTCGTGGGTCTGCACCATGCCGGTCTGGATCATCGCCACCTGTGCCTGTATCCAGCGGAGTAGTTGCCGCCAGGCGATTCGTTCCGCCTTCGCGCGCAGCTTGTTGGTCTGGTCTTGGTTGCCGTACCACGTGCGTCGCGCCTTGATCTGGCGGAGTAGATAGTCGTAAACCGGCGCGGTGCGCGCCGGCAGTGCGAACAGTAATTGATGTGGACCGACTTGGATGACGAAGCGCAAACCGACCACTTTCTGGCCCCCGTCGTAGGACATCGCAATCTCTCGCGCGCCGGTTCGCACCAGGAGAGCGACGACCTCGGCTGCGGTGCGCTCTGGGGAGACCTCCGTCGTTTCGAGATAGAGGGTCGTTCGTGTCCGCATGACTCACACCACGTAGGCCAGGGGCAGAGGCAGGTAGACGTCCTCGGCGAGGATGGGGACGCCGTGGTCGGGGTTGTCCATCAAGTGCTGGACGAAGGGCATGGGCAGATCGAACTGCTCGGTGAGGTGCGCGCATAAACGGTCGCGCTGCTCGACGGTCAGACTGGCGACGTCCAAGCGATAGAAATCGGCGTAGCCACCGCAGGCGCAGTTGCGGACGGGGAACGGCTCGAGGACGCGCACGGTGAGGCTCCCGAGCACCTCCATCCATTCGCGGGCCCGAGGGGAGACTGGCAGGATTTTCGCTTCCCAGCTCATGCGGCGGCACCTCCTGCACTTGACGTTAGTTGACGGTTTTCGGGGGAGGGCAGGCGCAGGGTCGCGCCGAAGTTCTTGAGGTCCGCCTGGCGCAGGTCCTCCTGGCCGGCGCGCCAGCCACGCAGCCAGGCGAGCCAGTCCTCGGATCGGCGGAACTGGAGCGCGGGAAGGCAGTGGCGGTCATACCGGCCGTCGCGGAAGCCGATGCCTTCGGGTGTTGTGATACCTCGGCGACGCGGCGGTTGCCGACGGAAGAAGGAGGCGGGGCAACGAGCGCGGTTGTCCACGTGCGGTCTCATGCGGCCTCCTGGCCGGCCAGGAGCGGCCGGCGAGCGTCTTTGCGCACGCACCGCGTATCCTTGTGGTGGCTGCGGTCGTGGTGGAGGTGACACCACTGGCAGAGCGCCATCAGGTTCTCGTCGCGGTTGTCGGCGGGATCGTGGTTGAGGTGGGCGACGGTGAGGACGATGCGGACGTGGCGCACACTCTTGCGGCCCCAGTTCCAGGGACTCCTACCGTCCGGGGCATACCAGTTGTCCGCGTGCCGCCATCCACCTCCCGACCGAGCCACGGTGGCCCGGTCGGGCACGTGGCAGTCTTCGCACTGGTTACCTGCGCGGGCCAGGATGCGCGGGCGGATGACGGTGCGCCACTCGCGGCCGTAGTACTGGCGGAGGTCAGGGCGGATGGGCATGGGGAACCTCCGGGTTGTGGGCCTCCCAGTGGAGGCCGGGGAACATGCGCAGGAGCTGCGTGCGCTGCTGTGCGGCGCAGGCGGGATGCGCCAGGATCTTCCGGGCGACGGCGACGGCGGCATCGCCGCTGGCATCGACCAGCTCGTCGAGCAGCGCGTCGTAGGAGGCCGGGCGGCCCAGGCGCTCCCAGGCCACCCGGCAGTCCTTGGCGAGCAGCGGGACGAACGGCCAGCTACGGACCTTGTCCCGCTTCAACTCGATGGCGGCCTCGAGGTCGCCGATCGGGGCCTCGCCGAGGCACTTGGCGATGAGGTTCAAGACGGCCTGATCAGGCACCGAGTGCAGTTTGGCACTCAACGTGCGCTCAAGCATCGAGCGCAGATCGCCGTTCGGGGAGGGCGAAGACGAGGCGAACGATACCGGAACCCGGGTTCCGGTATCCTTCGCCTTCTGTTCGTCCGGGAGAGGGACGTTGGTCAGGCCGTCCGGCCCATCATAGACCTCGTGGACCGGGCATTCGGAGCCCAGCGGACAGGTGAGGACCACGGGCACCGGCGCTGCCGGCGCCGACTTCGCCGAACGATCGAGGGTGCGGCTGGCTCTCTCAGGCAGGGCGAAGAGTCGCTGGGGTTCGACCGCGTAGCAGTACTCGCGGCCGCGTTTCTGGCGGCGGATGACGCCGAGACTATCGAGTTGGGCGAGGGCCTGGCGGACGCCGCGCGTGCTAAGCCCGGTCCAGCGCGCGAATTGCGTCTCGCTGATGGGCTCGGACATTTCCGGTGGCGCGGAGCCCGCAGCACGAGGTTTGCCGACGGTCTCCTCGAAAATGATGCCCAGGCAGAGGAAGGCCGCATAGTCGAGGCGGCGGCCCAGTTCGCGGAACAGGCCGCGCGGGACCGGCGTGTAGCCCTGCGCGGTCAGCCAGTCCGGAAGGCCTGTTGGCCGGCGCTCAGACACGGCCTCGAGGGGCTTCCGGGCTGGCGATGCCACGGGCCCATTCTCCTTCTCCCGGCCCGCAACTTCCGATAACAGATAGTGTGTCTGAAGCCCCTCAGGCCGGGGGTTTGGGCTTCAGAGCCGCCTTGCGGCGGAGACGACAGTCAGGGCACTCGCAGTAGCGACCGACGAGGTGCTTGCGAGTGCGTGGGCGGCCGCCGCGGCAGTGGCGGACGGCTGACTTTAGGAGGCGAGCGGCCTCGCGTACTCGGGAGCGAGGCCGACCGGTGCGTAAGGTGCGGGCAGCCTCAGCCAGGGTTAGAGGAGCCCGCATGTTTCTGATTTAAGCGCAAAACTACGAAACATGTCAAGAAGTATTTTTAGTCGGGTGGAAACCGGAACTGGAGTTCCGGTGGGGACACAGGAACTGGGGTTCCGGTTGAACCAGAACGGGAGTTCCGGTCAGAGGGTGTCGTATCACTATTGATACAGAATGAAGAAGAAAGGACATCCAGTGGGTGAGTGGGTGTTCCGGCAACCCACCCACCCACGTGGGTTTTCGCCTATACTTCTCCTATAGAGGGATGTGGGGATGCGCTGCGGGCGTGGGCGCACCAGCCCGCAGAGGTCTGCAGGCGTCGTCGGCTCGCGACGACGTATGGTGGCGTGCCGAAAAAGATCTCACGGCCGGCGAAGGCTCGTACCACGGCCAGGCGGCGCAAGATCGCGGCGGGGCTCGTGGCAGGCAAGGCCGTAGCGGAAGTGGCGCGCGAGACGGGGATCTCCCGGCAGTGGGCGTCGCGGGAGGCGCAGCAGCCGGAGACGCAGGTGGAGTTGGCTACCTTCCTGGCCGAGCACCAACTCGCGCTGCGCGGGCTGGTGGCGCGCGCGGTGAGTGTGATCGGCGAGGGGTTGGGCGCCACAAAGGTGGTGGCGACGAAAGAGGGCGGCGCCCTGGATCTCGGCCCGGACCACTACGCGCGCCTGCAAGCGGTGAAGCGGTTGATTGAGTTAGTCACCGCCGGGCAGGCACGGGTCCCAACCGGCGGCGATCAGCCGAGCGATCCGACCCTCCTCACCATGGATCGCCTCCGAGCCGTCTTCGAGCGAGGCAACCGCGGTGGACCTCGACGAGCGTAACGAACTGGTAGTCCGGTACCGTGGGCTGGCCCGGCTGGTCGCGCTGAGCGTCAAGCGGCGCATGCCGCCGTGGATCGAGCTCGACGATCTGGAGGCCTGGGCCTTGGTGGCCCTCCTACAGGTGGCGGAGACGTACGATGCGGCGCGTGGCGTCCCTTTCCCGTGCTACGCCTGGCGGCGGGTGCGTGGAGCCGTGTGGGACCACTACCGGCGGTCGCACTACGCTGAGGAACTCGCACCCCGGATCGGTGTTGGGTCGTCGGGGGCAGTTGAGTACCCGACCGTGGATGAAGACCTGGATCGGCAGAAAGAACGCGCGCTACTCGCCAGGGCGTTGGCGACGTTGCCGGCGCGGGATCGGGAGTTGGCGCGGCTCTACTACACCGATGGACTGTATTTGAAAGCGGTAGGGAAGCGCCTCGGGGTGAATGAGAGTCGCACCTGCCAATTGAACAAGCGGATGTTGGTGCGCATGCGCCGAGCGCTCGAGCAGGCCGGGTACTCCAGGACGGCGACAGGCTGAAGCCTGTCCCACGGGCGCCGACAGTACAGTAGTGCCACTCACGCGGGCAGCGCTGGCCGAGGCCTACCGAGACTTCCAGGTTCACCGCACCTTTGCGGAGGAGTGTCTCTCCGTCCAGGACAAGCAGGGCCAGATCATTCCTTTCAGCTTCGCGCCGGCGCCGGAGAAGCTGCGGTTGGCGGTCGAGGAGCTGCGCAAGAAGCGGCAGCCGATTCGGATCATCTACCTGAAGGCGCGGCAGGTCTTCGTCTCGACGGCGACCGCGGCGCGGTTCTTCCACGAGATCCCCTTCCAGGCCGGTCAGAAGGGGATGGTAGTTGCGCATGACAAGGAAGCCGCCGAGGAGATTTTCGGTTACTACAAGTTCTTCCAGGAGAGCTACCAGCCGTTCCGAGGCGTGATCGGCCTACCGAAGTTGAAACAGGACAACCGGGGCATCCTGCGGTGGGCCAACAAATCCTACATCAAGGTCTCCACCGCGAACAACGTGCGGAAGGGCCGCGCGTTCTCGCTGCGGTACCTGCACCTAAGCGAGTTCGCGTTCTGGCGGGACGCCCGGACGTTGATGGCCGCCCTGATGCAGTCGGTGCCCGACGATCCGGACACGATGGTGGTGGTCGAGAGCACGGCGAACGGGATCGGAAACGAGTTTTACCAGCTCTGGCAACGCGCGAACGACCCAGCGGGCGAATGCGAGTGGACGGCCATCTTCTGCGGGTGGTGGGAGCATCCGGAGTACCGGCGCGCCCTAGATGTGCCGGCAGACGAGTTCCAGCGCTCGCTCACCGATGAAGAGTACGAGCTGGCCGAGCGGTACGGGCTGAGCCTCGAGCAACTCAATTGGCGCGGCTGGTGCATCCGGAACAAGTGCGACAACAACCCCGACACCTACCGGCAGGAGTACCCCAGTTGCCCCGAGGAAGCCTTCCTATTCAGTGGCCGGCCGCGGTTCTCGCACGTTCATCTGGCGAGAATGCCGATCATTCGGGACGCCCCGGTGGGCGAACTCGTGGAAGTCGCTCTGGGCCCGAAGACGCACATCCAGTTCGAGATGCGCCAGCGCGGCGCGGTCACGTTGTACAAGAAGCCTGGGCGTGAGCGGTTGTACGTCATCGGGGTGGACGTGGCGGAGGGGATTGACGCGGCGGGACCGCAGGCCACAGGAGCGTCGGACCGGGACTACACCGTCTGCACGGTGCTCGATCGAGACACCGGAGAGCAGGTCTGCAAACTGCGGGCTCGGTTGGAGCCGTCGCCGGCGGGAGTCTATCTGGCACTGCTGGCGCGGTGGTACAACTGGGCCTTTTTGGTGCCGGAGGCGAACGGCGCCGGCCTGGCGCTACTTACCGAACTTCAGCACCAGGGGTATCCGCCGGCGCTGATCTACCACCGGCAGCCGCAGCCAGACGACCTGTACGCGCCGGAAGCGCACAACGTTCTGTCGCACCTCGGGTGGCTGACCACCACGGTCACCCGGCTCCAACTGGTGAGCAAGTTGGACACCGCGATCCGGGAGTTGGCGGTGGTGATCCGGGATCCGAACACGCTGGCAGAGTGCCGGACGTTCGTGGTCCATCCGTCGGGGAAGCCGGCGGCGCAAGCCGGCTGTCACGACGACGAGGTGTTTGCGCTCGGCCTGGGGGTGGTGGGGCTGGAGCAACCGCCGGCGGATGCGCGGTTGCTGGGGCTGAAGCGGCCAGCGCCACCCAGGAGCGCGGCCGGGGGTGCAGTCCGGTACGGGCGCCGCCGACGAACCACCGGAGAGAGGGCGCCGACGATCAGGCTATGACGGACGCGATGCGAGGGGTCGCGCTGGGGAACGCACGTCGCGGGTGCGCCCAGTGCTACGGTCTCGGGACCTATCAAGCCCGGAACGAGGTCGCCCTCTGCGGATGTGCGCTGCGGGCGGCCTTCCGGGGAGCGCTGGGCCGGTATCGGTACGCTCAGGCGGTGGGACTCTGGTTGTACCGCGCCAGTAGGGCCGAGGTCTGCCGGCGCATGGGATTCAACTTCGGGAACAAAGACGCCGAGTTTTGCGCGGATTTCGTCCTGATCGCCCGGCGACTGCTCAATGATTTCGAGTTCCAGGTGTTTCGCCTGCACTTCTTGTGCGAGATGGAGTGGCGGGACTGCCTGCCGCTGTTGGCGCGCTGGGTTCGGATGGCACGCGCGGCCGGCGTGGATGGTTTTCCGCACGTCGATCGCGGGAACTTCTTTCACGCCGTCTATCGGATCGAGAACAGCTTGGGGCGAGCCTACCTGGAGATGAAGCCGTACGCCGTCTACCCGACCGGGGACTACTACCGGGGCCACTTCGTGGACCGGGAGCAGATCGCCAAAGGGACCCTCACACAACTCCACGTGATGGCCGCAGGGGGATAGGGGATAGATGAAACAGGAACCTTTGAAGGCGCCGACATCGGCGGAATTGATCGACGAACTGGGGGACTTACAGGCCGAGATCGCACGACTGAAGAAGGTGCAAGCTCGCGCCGGGGTCATCCGGGAGCAGATCCTGGGCTGGATGGCGCGCGCGAAACCGGCCGCGGAAGGCACGTTTGATGGCAACCGCTGGCTGGTGGTGGTGACCGCCTGCCAGAAGGCTCGCACGATCAAGGACCTCGGGAAAGTGCTTGACCGGCTGGGCAGGAAGACGTTTTTGGGACTGTGCTCGTTCCCGCTCAGTGCGGTGGACGAGAACGTGCCACTGCCGGAGCACGCCAAGTACATCGAAGAGAGCCTCACCGGACCGCGCCAACTCAAAGTGATGGCGCGGGGGCGGGCGCCGGACAAGAACAAGTGACAGGAGAGGAAACGATGCAACTGTTTCTGCGAATTATCGGTCTCATGGCCGGACTTCTGCCGGGACTTACCGAGCTGATCAAAGCGGTCGAGCGCGTGTTCGGCGGCGGCACCGGGGCGGTCAAGAAAGACGTGGTCAAGAGCACGGTGATCGAGGCCCTGCGTGAGGATCCCTCGTTCGAGGGCATCCCCGTCGAGGTGCTGGACAGGGTAGTGGACGGGGCGATCGAACGGCAACTTGAGGCGCTGAAGAAGACCGGTCCATTCGAGACTCAGGCCAAGTAGGCGACACGGAATGAACGGGTCCTCGATTCGACGGGCGCATGGGCGGCAGCTCGCGTTGTCGCGGAACGAGTTGGGGCGGCTGGCCGACCGGATCCAGGAGGACTACCACGCGGCGCGGAGCGATCACGACGCGCGGATCGAGCGGTTTCGGCGCTACCTGCGCCGCTGGCGCGACTTGACCGACGAGCCGATCGCCGGCGAGGAGGATGTCCCGAACTTTCGCGTGCCCATGACCCAGTGGCATGTCTTCAGCGAGTGGGCGAACGAGTTTGCGGCGCTGTTTGGCGACGATTCGGAGATCGTCGCCAAACCCACGGGGCCCTCCGATCAGCGTCAGGTGCGCAAGGTTGCCCTATACACGTGGTGGCGGCTGTTCCAGTCGATGCGGATCCGGCACAAGGCCTGTGCGTTCAGTTTTCGTAGAATCCTCTTCGGCCGGGCGCACGCTTACGCGCCGTGGCGGCGTGAGACTTTCTGGGCGCCTACTGAGGATGGCGGGGAAGTCGAGTTAGTCGATTACGAGGGGCCGGGGTTCGAGCCGCTCCAACCAGACGACTTGATCGTGCCGGGGGAGGACGCGGACACAATCCACGATTTCAGTTTCGTGCTCCGCAAGTACCAGGACACTCCGGACGCGCTCCTGCGGGCGGATGGTGTCTTGTACCAGGGCATCGAGGACCTGTTCGAGGAGCTGGTCAAGCTGGGCGAGCAGCGCAGGGACCGGGACTGGCAGGGCGACGAGTTGAAGCGCGAGTTGGACCTCGCGGAGGGAGTGAACCGCGAGAGTAACTTGAGCGCGCGCGGCGCCGTGCGTATCTGGGAATGGTACGGGAAGTGGCGGCGGTTGAAAGGCCGGAAGGACGCTAGCGCGGGGAACTTGGGCGGCCGCGAGCGGTTCGAGAGTGAACTGGTGGTGCGGTACCAGCCCGATCTGCACCGGGTGATCGGGGTCCAGGACCTGGCCGAGATGTACCCGCTGATGGCGCAACGCCGGCCGTTCGTCGAGAGCGCGTTAGTCCGCGATGGAAGTTACTGGTGCCCATCCTTTGGTGAACTCCTCGAGAAGGTCGAGGCGGGGGCGTCAGTGGCCCACAATCTGGGGACGGAAGCTGGCCAACTTTCGGTCTGGCCGGTACTCTTCTATCGACCAGGGGAGGGCTACGACCCGGAAACCACACCCTACGAACCGGGACAGGCGATTCCGACTGCGGACCCGTCCAGTGTCAGGGCGATCGAGGTCCGCGCGAACCTCGAGTACCCGGTCATGGCGGTGCAAACTTATCTGGCCCATGCTGAGCGGCTGACGGGTCGGACAGAAATGAACCTGGGCCGGGCGAGCGATCGCCCGAACGCTCCCAGGACGGCGCGCCAGACCCTGGCGCTGCTGGAAGAGGGCAACATCAGGGCCAGTCTCGACATCGCCTGCCTGCGCGAGGATTGGGCGGCGATCGCGGCGCGGGTCTGGCTGCTGGATTCGATGTACGCGCCGGACTCGGTGTTTTTCCGGGTGACCGAGGAGGACGCTGGCGGGTTGTTCGAGACCAAAAACGGCGGGGCGCAAATGACCCAGCAGGAACGCGGCGGCCGGTACGACTTCGACATCCGGTTCGCCACGAGTTACTGGGCGCGCGAGGCGAAGCGAGATCGCCAACTGGCGCTGTACCAGCTCGACCTGCAGAACCCGCTGGTGGCCCAGAACCCGCGAGCGCTCTACCGGATCACCCAGGAGGTGCATCGGGCGTTCGGCGACGACCGGTTCTGCGACCTGATTCCAGAGCCGCCGGACATGGGGCTGCCCAAGAACCCCCGGGAAGAGTGGACGATGGCGCTCCAAGGGGAGGACATTCCGGTTCATCCGGAGGACAATGACGACCTCCACTTGTTGGACCACAACAAACGGCTACGCGAGGCGCGAGTGGATCCGCAGCGCGACGAGGGCGCTTTCCACACGATGGTCAGCCACACACTGGACCACATGAACCAGTGGCAGCAGAAGAAGCTGATGGGCGCCCTGATGGAACGTTTGGTCGAGTCGCTGAAGGGCGCGGCGGGGCCGGGGCAGATGCCTGGCGGCCCTCTGCCGGCGGAGCAGATGCAGGGTCTGCTGGCGGGGATGCAAGGCGGCGGCGGCGGGCAACCGCTCCCTGACGGTCGCGGCTCGGAAGCGGAGCCATGAGGATCCGGATACCCGCCGACCGGGTGGATCTCGAGCACCTGCGCCAGACCCTTGAGACGCGGGGGTGGCAGATGATCGGGGCCCGGATCGCCGAGATGGCTACGCAGGCGCAGGCGCAGCTTGAGATCCAGGACGCCGGGCCCGAACTGTACCGCGCGCAGGGCCAGTTGGCGGCCTTGCGGCGGGTGCTCGAAGTGCCAGGGATACTCGCGCAGGAGATTCGGGCGCGAGAGCAGAGGAAAGAGAGGAAGCACCATGCCCAGGTCGAGAGCTGAGGTGCGGTTGGCGCACGCGGTGGTCGCCGGGAAGGCGAAGGACAGCGGGATGAGGAAGGGTTACGCCCGCGAGGTGGTCGAGAAGATGCACGGCAGGAGCATGAAATCGTTGCCGGAGCACACGAAGGCCAGCCGGAAGCGGCGGTGAAGGCTACCCTAGGCGGCGCCGACTAACCCGGTGCGATGAACGTGCTGCCGCGGGTGCGTTGCCGCTTCTGCTCGAAGTGGCGGGACCCGCGGGAATTTGTCGGACCGCCGGCGGTGGCGCCGTGCTGGGACTGCTACTACTGGCACCGGGCGGCGCTGGCCGTGCTGGCCGGGTGTGCGCCGCCGGGATGCCAGGGACCCTGCCGGCGAACCTGGGAGGACCTGCGGCGGGACACGCCGGGGGAGAACGTGAGGATGTTCGTGCAGCCGAAGGATGGGATCTACCAGCTCCTGTGCGGCGCGTGCTCGGACGCATACGAACGCAAGCGGCTGGATCTGTATCGGGCGACCCGTTACGGGGCCGCCAAAGGACTCTAGGAGGCGCTAGTGGCGAAGGACAAAGAACAGGACCGCGACGCGGGAGAGGCGACTTTCCTGGCGGAACCCGGCGCGGAGGGTGAACCTGAAGCGGTGGTGGAGGTCGAAGCGGCCGGCGAAGGGGAACCAGACAAGGAGAAGAAACCCGAGGGCGATGCAGCGACGCGCGAAGCGAAGGCGCTGCGCCGGGAACTGAGGCAAGCCAGGGGCCGGATCGGGGAACTCGAGGCCTCGGAACGGCACTGGAGCGAGGTGGCACGCGCCGGCCAGAGGCAGGAGCATCCACCGGCTGAAGCCGGTGCCACGGGCGCGTCGGCGGAGGAGGAGATCGACGTCATCGAGGCGCTCACCAGCGACGGGGCAAAGGGGCTCGACAGAGTCCTCCGGAAGCTCGGGTACGCCCGAGTCGAGGAGATCGACCAGAAGATCGAGCGGACGCGGGGCCAGATCACGCAGGATGCCCGGCTCCTGGGCAGGTTCCCGGAACTGGCCGACGAGAAGAGCGAGTTCTTCGCGGCGACCGCGAAGCGGTACGAGCAGCTCAAGGGGAACAAGGGGATTCGGGAGTCGGGGATGCTGATGGAACTGGCGGCGGAACTCGCGGAGAAGGACCTGGGAATCGGCAAGAAGGAACCCTCTGGCGGCCGCCGGCGGGAACCAAAGGGCGACCAGGACGATGACGGGGGCTACAGCGACGACGGCGCCGGACCCGATGAACCGGAGAATGAAGAGGATCGCATCGAGCGGGTTCGGGCGCAGGCCGGCAGTCGAGGCCGCCGACCGGCGCGTGAGGCGGAGCCCAGCGATGATCTGAGCCCACTCCAGAAGAGGATCGCGGGCCGGCTGGGGGTCTCCGAGGAGGCCTACCGGAAACGGGCGAAAGCCGGGGTAAGAATCTCCGGCCTGCCCAGGCAGTGAGGATGGGGATGAAGAAGACAAAGCGGCCGGTTGAAGCCGGCCCCACGGCAGACCCGAAAGGGACGCCCGTGAAGGCGAGGACCGTGCAGGGGAAACCCGTGCCGACACACCTCGAGCACGCGATTCCGCATCGACTCACCGACGAGGGCATTGACGAAGAGAACGCGAAACCGCACAAGAAAGGCCATCGGGTCAGTGTGAGGGACGGGTTCGCCAGGCAGATCGAGGCGCGCGAGGCGGCGGCCAAGGACCTGATCGAGCCATGGTCGGCTCCGGATCCGATAGCAGAAGCCGTGGCGCGCGACGGCGATCCGCGCCCGGATATGACGCACAAGTTGCTGTCGGACACGGTGGTGAAACGCCGCGGGATGCGCGGGTTCGAACCGTGCCGCGACGAACAGGGCGAGTTAATCAAAGTGGGCGGGATGACCTTGGCGCGCATGCCCAAGGCCCTCGCCAAAAGGCGCAACGAGCACTACCGCGAAGAAGGGAATGCTCAGTTGCGCGAGTCTGAGGCTTTGCTCCAGGAGCAGCAGGAAAAGCTCATCGCGGACGGGAAAGCTGTGGGGCTCGCGCCCCTGCGTCCCCACGATGTGCTGCGCGATTCGAGAGACCGCACTCGTACCGCTTCCGTTGGTCTGCGAATGCACCGCGGCAACAGCCGCGATCCGGTTACGGACCCGTAGCCGGGCGTGGAAGAGTAAGCCCTCCAAGTAGTTCCCGCGGAATTGACGAACTGGAGGACTGTCTTTCATGGCGAACGTTGACAACCCCCACGGACTGCTTCCCGTGTATTCCCTGTTCGGGGGGGCCATGGTTCTGGAGGAATTCACTCGGGCCGCCGCCTACGGCACCGCGCTCTACAGGGGCGACGTAGTCGGACGGATCAACGACCACACAATCACCATCCCGGCGACGCCGGGAACCACTCGAATCTCCGGGGTCAACCTGGTGCATTGCGTGGCCAGTTACGCCGCCGCCACCAAGCACCTGGTGGTAGTCGGGCCGGACCAGGTCTTCGAGGGGCAGGCGGACGGCTCGCTGCTCGAAGCCGACATGGGCCTGAACGCGAACCTGCTCTACGGCGCCGGCGACGCGGTGGCCCTCAAAAGCGCTCACGAGATCGACTCGGCGACCGAGGCCGAGACCGCGACCCTGGACGTTCACCTGCTCGGCAGGTTGCGCGTCGAGGAGAACGCCTACGGGGCGAACGTGCGCCTCGAGGTCCTGATCAACAAGCACCGCATGGCGAGCGACGCGGTGGGGGTCTAGGAGGCAATTGAGTCATGTTAATACGAGCACAATTTCCCGACCTCTTCCTGGCATCCATGCTGCCGGCGCTGGACGAAGTGATCTTCCAGCGCTACGACCGCTTCCCTCCGCAATACACCCAGGTCTTTCGGATGATGAGCTCCGGCAAGTCGATCGAACAGACTACGGAGATCGCCGGGCTCGGGACTTTCGTGCAGATTCCCGAAGGCGGCCCGATGCACTACGACACCGCGGTGCCGGGATTCGACAAGACCTACCTCCACGAGCAGTACGGGCTGGGTTTCCGGATGACGCGAGTGATGGTCGATGACGACCGGTTCGCCATCATCCAGAAACTGGCCAGCGAGCTCGGCAGGAGCGCCAAGGAGACGGTCGAACTGGCCGTCGCCTCGCACTTTATCAACGGGTTCGCCGGGGGCGCCTACGTGGGTCCGGACGGCCAACCGTTGTTCTCGCTCAGTCACCCGATGGTGAAGAGCGGGCTAGTCCAACAGAACTGCCTGACCTCGGCGGCTGATCTGGATATCAGCTCGCTCGAGATCGCGCTGACGGATTTCCGGAGGATGAAAGACCCCTCCGCGAAGAAGATCCGGGTGCGGCCTCGGAGGCTGATCATTCCGCCGGAACTGGAGTTCGCGGCGGCTGAGATCCTGAAGAGTCCGACGCGCAGCGACACGGCCAACCGGTCGATCAACGCGTTCCAGAACCGCTCGGGGATGCCGGGGTTCGAAGACGCCTTCGTGTGGGACTACCTGACCGATCCCGACGCCTGGTTCATCCAGGCGGAGCCGGAGGACACCGAACTTCGGTTCTACTGGCGCGAGAAGCCCAACACGGTCCACGAAGTGGACTTCGACAGCCGAAGCATCAAGACGGCGATGTGGTACCGCTGCTCGAGCGGCTGGTCGAGCTTCTACGGCGTGTACGGGACGCCGGGGGCGTAAGCCGCCGGCAAACTGGCAACTGAAACCGCGGAGGGGCCCGAAGGGGGCCCCTCCCCCAAGAGAGAGGTGAACAGTGGCGACGAGAGGAGTCACACAGATCGAGGGCACGATTGCGGTCGTGCCGAAGACGCAACTGGCCGTGTTCAACACGCTAGCGGGTGCGGCGGCGACGGACTACGATGGCCTGTTTTTCATCGCGGATGCAGCGTACCAAGTCACCGCGGTGGTCGAGCGGCACGCGGTACTGGGCACGGACGGCGGCGCAGTGACGCTGATGGTGAAGAAGGTGCCGTCCGGGACGGCGAAGGCAGCGGGAACGGACGTCCTCAGCGCGGGGTTGAGCCTGAAGGCGACGGCGGACACGAACCAGGCCGGCACGCTGCACGGCACTGCGGCGAACCTGCAACTGGCCATCGGCGACGCCTTGGGCGTGGTGCCGACCGGCACGCTGACCGCCGTGGACGGCGTGACGGTGCGGGTCAGTTTGACGCGCATTCCGTAGCGCCGGGCCCGGACTCTACAGGAGAGGCTGCGGCCAAACCGCGTAGGAGGAGCAAATGGCGCTCAAGGGATGTCGAGTTTTACTGGCCAGCGGCGCGCGGCTGGCGGATACCGCCAGCCCCGTCCAGGCCGACAGGCGGAGCATGCGCGTCCGCCTGTATCTCAATGTGACGGCGGCGAGTGGGTCGGGTGGCCTGCGGCCGGTGATTCGCGGATACGACCCAGTGTCCGGCCAGACCTTCCAGATGACCACCGGGGGAGTGGCGCCGGTGACCCAGACGGGCCTGTACGTCTACGAGATGCGCCCCGGTCCCTTGCCCGACCCGTTCGGGTGCGTTCTCGAGCGGGTGAATGACTGGCTGCCGAACCAGTGGGACGTTCTGGTGAAGCACGGCGATGCCTCCAGCTACACCTACTCGCTCAGTTGCGAGGTGGACGACGACTAAAGGCAGATCGACCAAGAGGAAGGAGAACATCTCAGATGCTTGACATGCGAATCGGACCGCAGGCGATTGCGGACGGTAACTTGACGTTTTTGCGCGGCGACAAGACCGGAGCTCAGGTCGTCACCGACGCACACGGCCGATACACGGAGGCCGTCCTGCGGGGAAACTGCTTCATCACAGCGGTGAAGTCGGCGACCGTGACGGTGACGACGGACATTTCTCCGCTGCCCGCAACCACGGGCCGTTCCTTGCTGGGGGTCTTCAACCCGGCGACTTCAGGGAAGAACCTGGTGGTGCTGAAGATCGGGATTGCGACGGTCTCGGGAACGCCCGGGGGGCCGTTCTATCTCGACTACATCGCGGCTCCTTCCGGGATCGTGGCTGGAATCGGCGGGGTGCCCACGAACCTGCTCACCTTGCTGGCGGCGGGATCGAGCAGTCGGACGCTGAACGCCCAAGTTGTCGCCCAAACCGTGGTAGCGGTGATGCTGCGGCCACTGGGAGGGTTGGCGGCTGTGGCAGCCGGCGCCGGAGTCTACAGCATCGACGAGGACGTCGGTGGACTCATCGTGGTGCCGCCGGGCGCGGCCCTGGTGGTGTCGGCGCACGCGGTCGGGACCACCCACGTCATTTCCGGGTACATGGCCTGGGAAGAGATCGCGATCGTCTAGACCGCCGGCGCTCCGGCGTGTCAGCAATCGCGTACTCGATCACGGTGGAAGCCCGCTAGGAGGCGCTCGATGAGGAAGTGGCTGGCGCTGGCGGCACTGGCCGGGGCGTTGCAGGGCCAGGTGTTCGTCCAGCGGGACCCGCGTTGGCGGACCGTTGCCGTGGGACCGCTGGCCGATCTGCCGGCCACCTGCACCGCGAACCGCAGCGTCTACCTGTGCAACGGGGCGGGCTGTCCGGCGGCCGGGGTGTACCTCTACTGCACGGCTACCAACACCTGGACCGACGCTGTTTCTGAGGCCATCGCGGCGCTGTGCGCGCTGCCGAACCAGACCGGGCACGCGGGCAAAGTCCTCAAGACGGACGGAAGCGCGGCTACTTGGACCGCTTTCCTCAACCTGATACCCTCCGCTGTGCAGACCATCGACGCGGCCAGCGACGCGATCGCGGCGGACGCCCTGAATGTGCGCATCGCGCCCGACGCCGATTACACCCTCACCTCCGCGCCCACCATTGCGGACGGGGTGGACGGGCAGTTGCTGGTGATCTCGAACAACAGCGCCAGCTACTCCGTGACCCTTCAGGACGAAAGCTTCCTGGCCAACTCCAACTTGCGGCTGGGTGGCAGCAACGTCACCATCGTCGCCCGCGGGTCGCTGCTGCTGGCCTACAACACGGCCTTGGCCTCCTGGGTGCGGGCAGACACCCCGGGGGGAGGGGGCGGCGGGGGGGGCGCCCCGACTGACGCGAGCTACATCACGCAGACTCCCGACGCGACGCTCTCCGCCGAGCAGGCGTTGTCGGCGCTGGCGACGGGCATTCTCAAAAACACGACGACGACGGGAATACTCAGTATCGCCGTGGCGGGCGACTTCCCGACGTTGAATCAGAGCACCACCGGAAATGCTGCGACGGCCACGGCGTTGGCGGCGAACGGAGCGAATTGCTCGGCCGGCTACTATCCGCTGGGGGTGGATGCTTCCGGCGCGGTGGAGAGTTGCACGGCGGCGGGTGGCGGGAGCCACACCGAATCAAGCACGGACACGCTGACCAACAAGACGCTCGACGTGGAGGGGACGGGAAACAACATCACCACCGTGCAACTGCTGGGGTATGTGACCGCCACCTGCCAGATGGGGGTGGCTTCGACGGGGTTCGCGCTTGGCTCGACGAATTACCCGAGCGCTACGTGCGTCGAGGGGACCAACAGCGTCTACGGGACTCTGGCTTTCGCCGAGAACGGCGCTGGCGCGGCCCAGTCGATCCAAGGGCGGTTTCGCTTGGCGAACGACTGGACGGGCGGGATTGACGTGAACGCGACTTGGCGGACCTCGGCCATCGCGGGTGACGTGGTGTGGCAGATCCAGACCGCCTGCGTGGCCGACGGCGAGACGGGGGATCCGGCGTGGAACGCGGCGCAGGCGTTCGCGGCGGACGTCGCAAAGGGGACCACGCTCCAGTGGAACGATGTCACCCAGTTGACGGGATTGACCACCACCGGATGCGCGGCGGGCGAGACGTTGCTGTTCAAGTTCTTGCGCGACGCCACGGATGCCGGGGACACGTTGGCGGCGGCTGCGGAACTGATCTGGGTGCAGTTCAAGGTGCGGAGGAC